TGCAGCATGAAGAGTTCATGGTCGAGCAGGCGAACAAGAACACGGCAGACGCCCGCGCGATGCAAATCGCGGCGCTTATCAACGGCAACGGCGTCGGCAAGTCGTTCGTTTACGTGCTGGCGACCTTCTGGTCCATCGTCGCAGCCGGGTACATCTTTCTGATCACGATGGTAAAGATTCCGACTGACAACGTGCGCTTTGCCGACACGGTGCTGGGCTTCATCTTGGCGACCGTGGTCGCAACCATCCTCAACTTCTTCTTTGGTAGCAGCGCGGGCAGCAAGGCCAAGCAAGATACGATTGAGAGCAAGAAATGAAAGAGAACTGGAGCGCCGCGCTGGCGGCAGTGCTGCATCACGAGGGAGGCTACGTAAACCACCCGTCCGATCCTGGTGGCATCACTAACCTTGGCTGCACCAAGACGACGTGGGAAAAGTGGTGCGGGCATCCGGTGACCGAGCAGGACATGCGCGATCTCCAGCCCAGCGACGTGGCGCCGCTCTACAAGGAGCGCTATTGGGACAAGGTGCGCGCCGACGATCTGCCGGCGGGTGTTGATTACGTGGTCTTCGATACCGCCATCAACTCAGGCCCAGGCCGCGCGGCCAAGCTCCTGCAAGAGGTGGTCGGCGTGACGCCGGACGGCGCGATCGGCCCCATGACGCTGAAGGCCGTCGCTGCCATGCCGGCGGCGGACGTCATCAACAAGTTCCAAGACAATCGTCTTGTCTATCTTCAGACGCTACCCACTTGGCCCACGTTTGGTCGGGGCTGGGCACGCCGCGTCGAAGAAGGTCGGGCTGCGGCACTACAGATGTCTCGATGAGCTTGTTGATGTACCACTGAGCCTTCCGCAAGTCCTCGACGCCGTTCTTCTGTTTCCAGCGCCACAGGTACTTGATGGCATTAGCGGTACAAACCGCATCAAGCCCTTCCAGCCCCGCGGTCGCTGACGCGAGCGCGTCAATACACTCAACGCCGCCGCGTGTGTAGTGCGGCGGGTGATTCACCATGTCTACCATTTTGCTTCTCCAAGTTCAGTCATCATATCCTCGAGCGTGGGGGTAGGAAGTGGGCCGCTTGGGCGGATCAGGTGTGTCGGAAACGGCCACTGCGGGCGGGTGTCGGACGATGGACCAGAGCTGTTGCCCGCTGACGGTGACGTATTGGGCGACGTTGATTTTCTCAAGTCTGAAGAGGGCATTGCGTACTCCACTTGGGGACATCATAAACCGCTCAGCAAGCGCCTGGATGGTGACAGGCGCTTTGTGCGTGCGTAGATAACGCTCAACTTTCTCGGTGAGCGTCATCTTGAATTACCAGTTGATTGCGGAGCATCCGCGCCTCGACCGTGATGTCTGAACATAGCTCACGCGCACGCATGAAGTTGTGTTCGTTTGTGGCGCGCCATAGCTCTTCCACCATGCGCTTTAAGTTCAGATAGCCTTCGCTGTAATCAATCATCGTCCTACCTCTGAAATGCGGGTTAGTTCTTTGGCCTTGGCCCACTTGGCATGGTACTCGGGTAGCTCCGACGGAGGCACCCAACCGTGACGGCGCCACGTCTTGGTGACGTCGGTTGCCACGCCTACGGCGTAGAGCACGTCGCACGCTTCAAGAGATCCAGCCGTTCCCGGGTAGTGCGTAATGCTGCTGCCCGCATATGCATCCGCTCGATCAGTGACACGCGCTTCTTGCCTGCCAGCTCCGCTTCGATCAGTTCCCATAGTTCACTCTCCGTCAGTTGATTAAGCCTTCGTTGTAGTTCGCGCCAGTTCAATTCGCTTCTCCAGTTTTGCAATCTCCGCAAGCACCCGGTTGAGCGCGCGCTGGGCGGCGTTGAACTCCCGCTGCCGTATGCGCGCCTCGGCCCGAGCGGCCTTTAGTTTCTCGTTCCATCGGCTCATTTGAGCGCCTCCAATGCCATATCAGATACCTCTCGTTTCTCATGTAAAGCCTTCCAGATCGTCTCGTCGACCGTGCCCTCGGTCGTGAGCACGTAGTTCAGCACGTCATGGCGCTGACCGCCTCGGTGCAGCCGACCGACCGCCTGCTCGTAGAGTTCCAGCGACCACGGGAGCGACATCCACACCATGCGGGATTGCCCTTGCAGGTTGAGCCCATGCCCAGCAGACGCAGGGTGGACCGCCAGCATCTCGATCTGCCCCGCGTTCCACCGCGCGATCGAGTCGTCGTTCACCAGCGTCTGCAAGCGCGGAAAGCGCGCCTGTAGCCCGGCAAGCTCGGCCTTGAACTGATACCAGACCAGCATCGGCGCTCGCTGGTTCTCGGCGTGCAGGTCCGCGACCGCATCGAGCTTGTGGTCTGACAGCCAGACGGTTTGTCGGTTCGTGTCGTAGACAAACCCAGCGCTCATCTGCTGGAGCTTGGACGTCACCGCAGCCGCATTGGCCGCGATGACTTCGGCGTTGGGGTAGATGAGTGCCATCTCGCGTTTGAGCGTCTTGTAGGGTTCCATAGGCATCTGGAGCTTGATCGGTAGCGTATGCAGCGGCGGTAGCGTGTCGCGGTACTCATGCGACTCGAGCACGTACGTCCACGGGCGTATGCGCTGCATGACCGCCTCGAGCGCGCCTGGTAGCGGCACGTAATCGCCGAAGTCGCGATTGATGCAGTGGAAGTATTGCTGCAAGAAAGCGCCTTTGCTGCGGCCTAGCATGGTCTGATCGACGATCTTGCACTGGCCGAACACGTCCTCAAGACCGTTAGACGTAAAGCTGCCGGTCAGCCCCCACCGGATCTGCATGGGCTCGATGACCTTGTGGAGCGCCTTGAATCGTTTGCCTGACGGGTTCTTGAGCCGCGTCAGCTCATCAAACACAACCGCATCAAAGTCGAGCTTCTGTTCCGCTAGCCATAGCAAGTTGTCGTAGTTGGTGGCAACCACTGGCGCGGGGGACGCAAGCGCTCGCGCCCGTTGCGCGGGCGAGCCGACGGCGACTGCGATCTCAAGACCTGGCGCCCAGAGCGCGGCTTCTGTCGGCCAGACCGACTGCGCGACCCGCAGCGGCGCGAGCACAAGAAAGCGCTTGGCGTGCCGCTCGTCCAGCATCGCTTTCATGGCCGTGAGCGCGGTCGCTGTCTTTCCCGCACCGACCCACGCCAAAATCATCGCGCGGTCGTTGGCGAACAAGAAGTCAGCGGCCTCGTCTTGGTAGGGTCTAAGCCGCATTTTTTTCTTTCAGCTTTGCTTCGATTAGCCGAATGTCATCCCACCCGACCGTCGATGTTTCAGGCCACATCTCAATGATGTCCTTATTTGTCAGCCCAACCAATTGGCGCGGTGCTGCGTAGAGCGGATACTGCTCCCATCCCCGATCCAATTCGAAATCATCAAGTTGACGGAGTAATGGTTCTTCGTAATTTCCTTGAACATGCATCCACGCCACCGGCTGCGCCTTCTGCCGCGCACAGGTTAGGCACCCTTCACCGGGGATCATCGCTCTCCAGCCGCACTCCTTGCACAACTCCAGCGCAGTCTGGTCGTACTGCTCGATGGCAGCGCGGAGGGCGTCTTCAATTTGGAAGATCGGTGAGTGCGCGGCTGATACGGCTTCTCGCGTTGCCTTGTTTACTTTGTTGCCGAATGGCGGCACTGCCCACCAACGGCGCTTGAACTCTTGCACATACTCCAGCGCCTGTCGCATGACCTCGATGCTCATGATGCGTACCCATCTGAAATGACCTTCGCCTTGGCTTCCTCTATTGCACCGATCAACATCAACCGATCAGGCACCATAGATGTCTTGATCTTGAACTGACCACGATCTTTCCAGAACGACAAGATAATCACCGTGTCTGGGTTCTCTTCCATCACCTCCTGTAACGCCTCTTGTGCGGCCTCTCTGTATTGGTTTGGGATGTCTACAGGTTTTAGTGCGTTCATATTTAACCGGGGCCGAAGCCCCGTCCTGTTTTAGTATTGCCACGTAGCAGCTTTTACTGCCCACATCTGCCCGGTCTGAATCTCGGTAATGGCAATGCTCGCCATCCGTGCAATCTCAGCGTCGGGTTGGTTTGTGCGCAACTCGTGAATCTCATCGATCAGCTCCGCGCATTTGCGCTTGATCGCGTCAACCGTTGGGTCGTTGCTGGGGTTAAACGTCAGGCCAACTGCTTTCATGCCAAAGGTCAAGTCACTCATTTCCATTCTCCAAATCGTCGGTACATAGATTCAAACTCACCATCCCACGGAACAAACGACCGTGTGCCGTCATGCATAGCCCACTGCCGATTGCATCTGGTGCAACCAATCTGCCGAGCGCCGGGATTAAACACTCGATGCACCACATACTTGTGACCCAAAACCGCGCATAGAAGTCGTTCTATCAGGCTCATCTCCGCCTCCACAAAAATCGCAGTGTCAGACCATCAACGAAGTTCTTCTTGAACCGCGTCTCTGGTGCCCAGATCACATAGCCAAACAGGATGCCAACAGCCCAGCCGATGAAGAAGGCTTCGGTCATGCCTCCCCCTTCAGCACTTTGGCTGCGTGCAAGTAATAGTTGTACTGTTCACCAGACCGCTCGTGCAGGCGCTCCAGCATCAGGATGCACCGATCACGCTCGGCCTTGACCGCTTCACGCACCGCAACACACGCAGGACGCTGGCACTCATCGTGGCAGGTGTGGATGCTGTCGTAGGACATGTGCTGTTCGATCATCACTTGCAGGTACTGAATCAAAATTGCTCGTTGTTCTTCGTAGCTTTTAGGTTGTGCGGCTTTGGCACCGGCGGCAAAAGCAAAAGCAGCAAAGCGTTCAAGCGGCTCAACCCAACCTTCATATCTGCACAAGATGTCGCGCTCTGCGTCGATACCAACCTCTTTTGCCATCTTGATAACGTCATCTCGTGTCACGATTGCATCTCCTTGATAAGATCGTCGACGTCCTCCTTGGACCAGACGATTGAAATGTTTTGTTGCAACCTCACCATCTCGGCGGCGAAGATGTTCTGCAAGGTCGACAGGCGACCGCCTTCTTTCTTCACCTCAACGAACCACACCACGCCTTGCGGCAGCACCACCAGCCTGTCCGCCACGCCACGATTCGAGGGCGAGACGAACTTGTACGCCACGCCGCCGATCTCCTTGACCCGGCGCACCAGGTACTTCTCTATGCCGCGCTCTAAAATTTTTGATCTCCCATATGCTTTAAAGTTTATACCGTTGCAAACTTCAAAGCAATGGTATACCATGCGGTTTCCGTTAGTCAACTCCAGGAGATTGAAATGAACGTGATGGACCAGAACAGACAGGTGCAGACGCACCAGCAAACGGTGTACGTGTTGCGCGGGATCACTTACGTGCCGCACTACCGCAACAAAGATATCTTCGTTGGCCCCGGCTACCCGCGCCACAACATGACGCTGTACACGGCGGCGGACTTGCTGGCGCTGGGCGCTGTTGAGAGCATCGATTTTTTGTGGTCGCGCGGTGTTGGCGGTCGTGTTAGCGTGGGGCAGCCATGAGCCATTCTAAAATCGTAGGCGGGTCGTCCGCCGAGCGCGTCATCAAGTGTCCGGCCAGCGTCAAACTGGCGCAGCAAATGCCCGCGCAAGACGAAAACGAAGACATGCGCGAGGGCACACGCCGGCATGAGTTGCTGCAAGCAGTGTTGGAAGACAAGATCGACTCGCGCAACATCGACGACGAGAAGGTGCTAGCCGCGCTGGATCTGTTTGATAACGAAGTCGACCCGCACGGCGAGGCGCTGTTCGATCTTGAGAAGCGCGTCCACTACATCTGGAACCCCGACGTGTTCGGCACCGTCGATATGATTGGCGTGCTCGACAAGGACACCGCGTACGTGCTCGACTGGAAGACCGGCGACGGGCACCAGGTGACGGCGGAAGAGAACTATCAGTTGCTCTTCTACGCCGCTGCGGCGCTGTCGTGCGACCATTGGGCATTCCGTGACCGGACGTTCGTTGAGCTCATCATCGTGCAGCCGCCGGTCGTGCGGCGCTGGGTGACTGATAAGGCGCGTCTGCGTGAGTTTGAGCATGAGCTGCGCATGGCCCTTGCCGCTGCCGAGCGCGACACCGCGCCCCACGCGGGCGAGCACTGCAAGTGGTGCCCTGCGAAGATCATCTGCCCGGCGATGAACGGCGCACGCGACCGCTTAGTTAAGACGCAACTCGACGCGCTGCCGATACAGGCGATTGCTGCTATCCTGCAAGACGCCGAGCGGGTCGAGGCGGTCATCGACGCCGCGCGTAAGGCGGCGCTTGCGGTCCTTGAGAAAGGCGGCCAGGTGCCGGGGTATAAACTTGTACCGAAGCGCGCTCAGCGCTCATGGGCTAAAGAACAAGAGGCCAAGGAGGCAATTGTTGCCCTTGGCGTCGCGGAGTCTGAACTGATGGACCTGAAGTCTCCCGCGCAGGTCGAGAAGGTGCTGAAGACGCACAAGCTCAAACTGCCCGAGGGTCTGACGGTTTCTGTCAGTTCTGGCGACACCATCGCACCGGAGAGCGATCCTCGGCCAGCGAAGGTGCTAATCGGGCAGCAGCTCACTGCGGCCCTCTCTAAACTTGTGTAAAGGTGATAATAATGAGTAATTTAGTAAAGTTCGCTCAAGCAGGTCTTCCCGCTGTCACCACGCTCGCGCAGTCCCTGCGCACGCTGGAAACCGTAGCGCCCATGTCGTCTGCCATCATCAAAATGGACAAAACGGGTCATTGGGTCTATGGTGCAGATCAGACCGAGGCTGAAGATGACGCCCGCTGGGCCGTCAACCCGTTCTCGTTTGTCCACGGTTTCATCGCGTGGGGCGACGGTGAGGTGCTGGCCGAGAAGATGTCGTCTGTGACCCAACCGTTGCCAGAGCTTGACGCCGCGCCCCCAAGCGCGAAGAAGGGCTGGGAGCAGCAGGTGGGGCTGATGCTGAAGTGCCTGACTGGTGAAGACGCGGGCCTTGAGTGCCGCTACACCACCACGTCAGTGGGCGGCAAGCGCGCGGTGCAGCAGTTGGCGGTGGCGATCGCGGCGCAGGTGGAGAAGGATCCCGAGCGCCCCGTGCCGATCGTGACGCTGGGCAAGGATCACTATCAGCATAA